TGAGTCTGTTGACGACACCAGGTCCTGGTTCTCTCCTGTCCCTATCATACAGTGCGCCTTCTACGAAGGTGTTTATTGCTTCTTCGATCAATGATTCGCTCATACTGGCGCCTAGTAGACCCCGGAATGGTGCGTAATCTACGAAGTCTGACAGTATTGTTGGTTTGGGGTGTTGAACCATGAAGAAGTGAAATAGGTCACTGGTGTGTACTGGCTCCGGAATCGTCAGAATGTAGCCACGTTGTAGGAGATGCGGTAGGATGAATGTTATCTTGAATGCTTCAGATAGTTGCTGGACCAAACCCACCTTCCTCGCATAGTTTTCAATGTATCCCTTGATCAAGTATTTGTTCTCCGGCCACTTTGGCTCGTAGCCTCGCAGATTGTGGTGGAATTGACTTACTACTGTCATTTCTTTTTGCCATTGGAAGTCGATCTTAGAGTAAATGTCTGTTGTTTTCCTGTCTTCCAACTTATGCGGGTACCTGCTCGTGCCTGCTTGACTGACTGTTATCATGAAGTGCAAGTAGTCAGGGTTGTCGAGGTGGCTGACTACCGGTGCATCACTGTCTACGAGGTTTGTCATCAGTGTCATCGCGTCCGGCGCATGAACGAAGTGCCTGCGCCCGGATTTCCTTGACATGTCCGGCTTCACACTGTATGCTTCCCCGCAGAGCGTACTAATATAGTACCTGCACATGTTCATAAGTATTGCAAGGTGGTTGTCGCCTGCGTTTACCAAACTGCCGTACCCGGTCAGCAATTGATAAGCTGCATGGTCATCCCTACCTCCGAACATGGCATTGATGGTCTTGACCATCTTAACTCTGTCAGTTGGTGTGGTTAATGCTTCCAGGAACTGGGGTTCCACGTCACACTCGTACATCATCAGGGGCGTCGAGCTGTAAAGTGCGGAGTACTCCTCTTTTGAGAAAAAGGTCGCCTGCAGTTCTTCGGACAGAAGCGTCTCTCTGACGTCTCGCGTTGCATGCCCATCTGACCACCTGTATGAGATCCGGAATGTGGTTCCTTGGCCATGCTCTGTTTCATCGAGAACTCCCGTCAGCGGCATATCTACAAGAAGTGCTCCTAAATTTGCTAACGTGTACAGTGTAGGTACGCTGCCTGGCTCGAAGTCAGGGGCTACGAACAAACTCGTTCGCGATGTTTGAGTGTGTGGGTCTAATGATTCAAGCGCCTCTGAGTACGCTGCCTGCGCATCTTTGTACTCGCTAGTTTGTTCCCTATCACCCGCGTTCTTCTTGTCGTCAGTGATGGTCTCATCTCTCGGTTGGTCAACGGGGTTAGTTTCGAGCTGTGCCACGCCGGGCGAACCAGAGCATACGGTGTCCTCGCTACCGTGAGCGTTGGCGCTGTTTGTCGCAACGCCGTCGCTTGGGTTATTGTTTGGACTGTTTCTGGCTGTCCGGTCGGCTGATCCATGCTCGCTAACTTGACTTTTCCCGCTCCCACTCTTCACTACACTATCTACTCCAATACTCCCACCGTCTACTGTTCTTCTCTTTTCATCGTTTTCAGTTTTTTGTGTTTTTTGGGTTTTAAGTATTTTTATATTTTTTTGTTGTGACTGAGAGATGTCATCTTTTTGACTTATGTTTTGACCCGCTTGCATGTTTGAGGTCGGTGTCATCCCCTCGGTTTCGTTTTCGGCCCGCTCGCTAGTTTGGGGTCGGTGCCTTCCCCCCGATGTGCTCTTTATTGACGTCATACCTCCGGTGTTTCCGAAGAGACTGGTCCACACATCTGCTCCCACCTTGGTCACTACGTGTAACCACTGACGACAGGCAGGCAGTCGTTCCACCTCTCTGGCGTTTGAATTCCAGATCGGCACGTTCTCACTCAGTTCTAGGGCTATGAGTAATACGTTAGCGGTCCTTCGACTTGCCTACTCGAAGGACTACACCCCCTTAACAGTGTGTAAATGAATACACTACTATCTTGGGGAACTACCTGTGCGCTTGAAGACGGTACTTAATGCAGATGCCGTATGACTTGCAACTATCTCGAGCAAAGACAATTGCCAGCAAAAAAACATGCTAGCGGGTGAACCC